CTTGGCCACCTGTTGCGACGCCACCACCCGCACGTGCTCGATCTGCGCCATGTTGATGCCCGCGCGGCGCGCGAGTTCGAAGCACTCGATCAGCGGCACGTCGATCGAATCGGTTTGCAACAGCCGCAGCCCGGCGACTTTCACGTCGCTGATCGCGCTGCGTAGATCGGCCCCGGTGCGCCCGCGCGTCGCCGTCCACGACAGCAGCGCATTGAGCACCGTCACCATCAACGGGTAGGCTTCAACCGCGTCTTCCTTGAACATTCATGCCCCGTGACAGTGGTAGCAGCCCGCGCGCTGAGGGTAGCCGCGCGCGCCCGGTCGGGCGCGCCTGTCCGCGCGTCGCCGCGATGTTGTTGGTCACGTAGGTCGGCCGCGCCCGTTGCGCCGCCCACACCGCCTGCACCGCTTGCTTCAAGCCGTTGGACTGCGCCAGCACCGCCGACTGCGTGTTGGCCATCGGCTTGAACGGTGCGACGCCGCGCTCGACGAAGGTGATGTCGAACACGCAATAGCCGCCGTAGCGCTCTTCCTCTTGCATCCGATACTGCTGCGCCACCACGATCTTGGTCTGGCGCATGTAGGTCGGAAGCTGCAACACGCCGGGTCCGGGCGTATCGAGGCGCGCTTGCAGCGCATCGCGCACCACGCGGTAGTCGCGCTGATAAAGTCCGTTGTCGTCGTCCTGCGGATACTGGATGACGTAGGCGCGCACCGTGAACCCGGTTTGCTTGCGGCCCATGTCCTCGGCGTAGCCCATCTCCTTCTTCGGATATTCGTGCAGCACGATGCGACGGCCGCCTTCCATGCTGCCCGACTCGACGTGAAAAGGGATGCCGTCGAAGTGCGCGGGCAGCAAATCACGCCGCCATGCGGACGGTAGATCGCGGATTGTCGGCATGTCATGCCACGCTGTCGTCGGCCGATGGATGGGCGATTTCCATCTGCTTTTGCGTCGAGATCGACGTGTCCTTGAACAGCCCGCCGCCCTTGGCCTTCGCGCTCACGCCCTGCGGCATGTTCTTGAAGTCCACGGTGAGGTTGCCGGTGCCGTTGACATCGACGCGCTGATTGGAAGCGCGGTCGAGCGCTGCACCCTTGCCAGCGGCACGATCGAGGATTTCGTCCGGACGGCGGCCCTTGCCAGCGGCGCGGTCCAAGTCTTCGTCACCCTTCTCGCCGGTTGACGGCCGCACCCGCAAGATATTCACGTCGGGCGAGCGCCCGCCGCCGCGTCCCAGGAACGGCGCGCCGCGATAGCTGCGCTGTAGCTGAAAATGCGGTTCGTCCCCGGCCAGCGGCTCGATCCCGTACTCGCCACCATGCTCGCGCAACCAATCACGCGCCAAACCTTTGTCCACATCGATCGCTTCGCCGAATTCGTGCCGCGAGTGCCCCGGCGCGGCCACCATCCCACGTCCCGAGCGGGTATCGTAAAGGTGCGCTTGATACTCGGTGCTGCGCCAGCCTTCGTTCATGACGAATGATTTCTGCACGTCGGGCGGCATGGCGGCGTAGGCGGCCGACACCCGCGCGCGGAATTCCGGGTTCATGTTCTTGATGGCGTTGTCGAACCCGACATACTTGCGCACTTCCTCGTTGTTCTCGGTGCGAAAGGCGGGCAGCCCGCCACCACCACCGACCAGCCGCGACGGGTCGGGCAACGCGGTGCGCTGCGGGCTCAGCATGCCGGACAGATCGGGATTGTCGGCGGCTGAGGTTTTCAGGATATCGATGCTGCGCTTGGCGTGCTGCGCATCGTACTCGCGCATGCGCTGTTGCTGTTGCTCGGCGAAGCGCTGCGTATCGGCGTGCGAGTAGTAGCGTCCGCCGCGCGTGCCTTTCCAGAAATTGTAGATTTCGTTGGTGCCCGCCACCGGCACGCGGCCCGGACCTTGCCAGTTGGGGTCGCCGACCATGCCCTGGTCGGTGCGCCCTTGAATCAAGTTGCTGCCACCGGCCGCCCGGTTGTACGCACGCTCGGCGGCACCGCCGAGCCCACCGGCTGCACGGGCAAGTCCGCTTTTCACCGTGCTGTAGAAGCCGCTGTGCAATTCCTGATCGATGGTGTTACCGACCATGGTGGAGCGGTTCAACAGCGCTTCCATGGTCGCCGCCATCCCGGCGGGACTGTCGCCCGACTCCTTGCGCAGCATGCCGAGCACTTCGGACTTGAGTGCGGGATTGGCGTTGATCTCGGCGATGCGCGACGCGCGCTCGCTGGCGAGATACGCCGAGCCGCCTTCGGTGGGCTCGGCAGCGCCCGTGAATTGTCCGGCTGCGGGTCCGAACGGTGTCCCGAGCGAGGGCGTCTCGACGGTCTCGGGTCCACCGCCACCACCGGGACCACCGCCGCCGCGTCCGCGACCACCGTAGCCGCCACCGCCACCGTAACCGCCGCCGCTCAGCAGGCTTCGACCACCACCGCCGCCGAACCCGCCGACGCCGCCGTAGCCCATGCCGCCGCCGAGCCCTCCGCGCAAGCCGCCCATCTGCGTGTCAAGCAAGCCGAGCGGGGCCGCGCCGCCGCCTTCGATCGACAAAAAATCGTTGAGCCTCCGGAGTTCGGCGGTGTTGCGTTCGATCTCGGAGGCGTTGTCGCGCATCGCGTCAACGGTTTCGCCGCGCCGGTCTTCGATGTTGGTCGAGCGCGGCGCGTTCTGGATGAAGTTGTCCCACGCGTCGGGATTGATGCGCAGCCCGGCGAAGCTCGGCATCGCCGCGTTCAAGTCCACGTTGGGATCGAGCAAGTGCGCGGGCGCGCCGCGATTGCTGCCGGGCACCGGCCGATTCCAGGCCGGGTTGCGCGGAAAGTCTTGCTTCGGGCCGGGCGCGCTGCCTTCCGAGCCCGGCGGCGCATGCGCGCCTTCACTGTAGATGAATTCGTACAGCCACTTCGGCAGCACCGCCTTGTCGAGCGACTTCAACCAATCGAACGACTTTTGCAGCGCATCGCCGATGCCTTCCGCCGCGTGCTCGGTGGCGATCATCAACCGCAGCCACAGCCGCTGGAACACGATGACCGGGCTGCTTTCGGAATAGAACGGGCTTTGCAGATGGCGCAGCGCTTCCTCTTGCGCCTGTCCTTGCTGCACGATCAGGCCGTTGTAGATTTTGGCGTCCTGATTGCGCTTCTCGCGCGCCTGCCGCTGTTCTTCGGTCAACCGCCGGATCGGCGCTTCCAGCATCGCCACGTCTTCGATGCCAAGTTGGCGCGCGAAGCGGCCCGCGACTTGCCGACCGCGCACTTCGCCGCCGCCCAACTCTTCCGGCACGTTGCGCCAGAAGGTGAGAATTTCCTGATACTTCTGCTTGATCATGTCGAGCCGATCGGCGGCGTCGTCGGTGCGCCCCAGGTCGCGCAGGAATTGCCCCATCGTGCCGCGCTCTTGAATCGGCGTCTGCCGCAGAATGTCCTCGCGCAACCGGCTGTAGTTGCGCTGCAAGTCGGCGACCGATTTCGACATTGCCTCGATCTGCGGCACCGAGCGCTGCGCCGACACCCCGGCCGCTTCCAATTGCTCGATCACGTTTTGGATATCGGCCGAGCTAAAACCGGTGCGCAGTTGCAGATTGCGCAGCGCGGTCAATTCCTCCGCAGCTTTCTTGAGGTTGAAAACCTTGTCGATCGCCTCGCTGATGGTGTCGGTCAACTTGGTGACCGCAGCGGCAGCGACGCCAGCGCCCGTACCCACCGCCAAGCCCATGCCGACAGCGGCGAGTCCACCTTCCTTGAAGCCGCTGGTGAGCGTCTTGAGCAGACCCTCGGTTTCCTTGGCCCCGCGCTTCATCTTTTCAAAGCCACCGGCTGCCTTGTCGGCTTCACCGGCCGCGCCACCACCGCCGCCGAATTCGCGCAGCCGCACTTTAAGCTGGTCGAGCCCGCCCGACGCCTGATCTTCAAGCGTGACGATGAGTCGAAGCTGTTCCTGTTGTTCGTCGGCCATCAATCGTCACTCTGTTCCTGCGCGCGCCGCTGCGCCTCGATCAGCTTGATGGTCCAATCAATGTGCCGCTCGACCGCCGACACCGGCATGTCGAGAAACAATTCTGGATTTTGATGGTAGCGGTCGGCGAGGCGGTAGCAGTTCAGGATGATGTCTACACCACCCACGCCGCCGCTTCCGGCAGAAAAAAATTGCGTAGCCGATACGCGCACGAATTATAGTCGCGCGGGTCCATGCGTTGCAGAAACGGTTCCATGACCCCCGACAGGTGCGCCATGATGCGCAGCATCTTGGCGTCGTCGATGATCGGGTCGAGATTGCCGTCGAGACGGCAGGGATTGCCGCCCGCGCGCGCGATGTCGTTGGCGGTCGGCTCGCGAAAGTGAAGCTCGCTCACCATCTCGCCCGCGTTGTTGCGCACCTGCTTGTGCAGCAAGCGCACCGTGATCGGCCATTCTTCCGGCGGCGGCGACGGTGCGTCGGTCACCGCCGGAATCTTGGTGGTGTCGTCCACGTCGTCGATCGGCTGATCTTCGACGAAGCCTTCGCGCATAGTGGGTTTGTTCATGGCTCACCTTGTTGCCACGCGAGGAATGCCCGGTTAGAGCGGGATTTCCTCGCAATTGAGACCTTCCCAACGCACGCGCAACTGACCATCGCGCGTGTTCTCTTCGAAGCCGCCTTTGACGGTGGCGTTGTGCAGCACGTACTCGAATCGATTGGCGCACTGCGCGATCACGGTCACGTCGGTTTGGAGGATCAAGTCTTCCAAGCTGAGCGTCGGGATCGCGGAGAAGTCGCCCTCGATATAGGGCACGCGCGGAAGCTCTTGGTAGCCGTGGACTCCGTCCTGCCCGGCGATCATGGTGCGTTCGACGGGCGACGGGGAAACCGTCAAGTTTCCCCGCAGGGCGTACTGCTGTCCGTTGACGGAAACGAACGCAATACCAGCAAAGCGTTGGGCCAACGCAGCCTCCTATTGCTCTAGCGATGTTGAAGGGGACGTGAAGGAAGGATCAGCGCTGGCGCTGATTACGCGAAGCCGCCGCCGATGATCGCACCGCCCGGCCCGGCGATACCGGCGAGGCCGGTGTAGCCGATGATCTCGACATCGATGCCGCGATCGTATTGCAGGCGGAATTGCGCCAGCACCGCGAAGATGCGGAGTTGGTTGATCAGGTCGGGCGGGTAGAGGACGTTCAAGCGATTCGGGTTGTTGGGATCACGCTCGACCAGCAAGAACTTCTTGAAGTTCGACGTGTCCTCGACCAGCCCGTTCCATTCGTCCTGCTTGTATTGCGCCACCAATTCGGCCTTGGCGATGCCGGGCGTGATGATGGCTTGGCCGGGACCGAAGCGCGTCCCGTCATTGGCGAGCTTGTGGCGGGGATATTTCGACGTGATCGCCTGCCGCTGATTGCGCAACAGCTTGGCGAGCGTCGCCAGCGTGGTCACGAGTTCGTACGCGTCGTCGCTCTGACCATAGAGGTTCAACTGGTACGTCGTTTGCTCGCGGGCGATCTGCGGCATGCCCGAGCCCGGCCAGCACTTCTGAATGGCGAGCCCGTTGTTGGCCAGCGAGTTGATTTCGTCGAACACGAAGCGCTTGTGCAGCGGAGCGGGCAACGTGCCGTTCAACTGCAACGTCTGCAACGGCCGCGCCGGATCATTGCTGAGCGCGCGCTGCGCCTTGGCGGTGTAGGCGGCGGTGAGTTCGAACATCGGCGTCGGCGTCGCCGTCTCGAACGCCATGATCGAGACCACGCCGCTGTTGCGGGTCTGGCCGAACACGATCAAGTCGCTGTACTCGCCGCGCTTGGACGAGAACACGTGACCGAAGTGCTGGCGCATCCATCCCCACCGGCCGGTGTCGCTGAAACCGTATTCCTCTTCCCACGCCATCAACGACGTGGAGTCGGTATACGGCATGGCGACGTATTCGAATTCCTCTTCGCCCATGTTGGCGATCAGGTTGTCGAATTCCGGGGTGCCCGCGCCGCCTTGCAGATGATTGGCGATCATCGGGTCGGGATCGGTATCGTTCGGCAGTGTCACACCGAGCCCGGTGGGCGGAATCTCGCCGCCAATCTGACCATAGTAGTCACGCTCGACCCGGATGTCGTTGCCGTTGATGCCCTTGAAGGTGCACGTCAGATCGACTTCGGAAGCGGTCGTGCCGTTGACCACCGCCGTCACCGGCAAGTCTTCGTGCACCATGATGGCGTCCACGATCGCTTGCGCGACTTCGGCGGCGGTGTCGGTCATTCCCATGTTGACCGGCACGTGCTGCCCGGCGATGTAGAGATGCAGCGTGCCCGCTTCGGTCGGTGGCGCAGTCACCGTGATCTTGCCGGTGGACGGGCTCGCACCCACGGGCTCGGCGACCGGGCCGCCCCATACTTCGTTGGCGAAGTTGTTCTTGAAGAACGCCTTGAACATGCGGGCAAGCTCGCTGCCGATGCCGAACTTGGCTTCGGCCTGCGCCAAGGTGCCGATGGCGACCGGAATGTCGGCCGGTGCAGTGCCATCGGTATTCATCGTGCCGACCAAAAGGGCGCGTAGATTCAGCGACGGCAGACCGGCCATCGACGGATCGACTTCCACCCAATAGAGCGGGACTTTGATGTTGCTCGGGATTTGAGCAAAGCTGATAGGCATGGCGGTGATCTCCTACGTGTGAACCGACAGGCGAGTGGCTGCCGCGCGCGTTTGCGCTACCCGCCTGAATGGCCGCTGCTGTGGGACGTGGGCGAGGGACGCGGCTGTGGCGCGTGCGCGGCTGCCGCTTGACCGGCGGTGCCCGCGCGTTGCTCGACCTTCACCGAGCCATCGGCGATGCGCCGCTTGGTGAAGGTGTCCAACGGCCATTCGATCGAGCCGGTGGAACGGAAGCCGCCCAGGCGCGGGTGCTTCAACACGCGCCGAATGTCATCGTTCTTCGGCGTCACCCGCACCTTGCGGACTTCACGTTGTTGCCTTGCGAACGCCTGCCGCTCCTGGCGGCGCTGCATTCGGATCGACGGTTCCGGCTTTTTGTCCGGCGCTTTCGCTTCTGGCATTGGACTCTCCTGTCGTTGTGGTGAACGGGTCGGGGGGATCAGTGTCGGGCGGCAGCGGGTACGGCACTGAGTCGGGGTTGAAGTCGTAAACCATGGTCACTTGCTGCACGGCTTGACGCTCGGCGTCGGTGCCGCCGATCGGGAACGCGGTGCGGACGGTGATGCGCTCCAAGTCGTCGAATCCGTACGGATACCAAGCGCTGCCGAATTGCAGCGTGATGTCCCACCTGATCTGGCCGACCGGCGACTCGTTCTGTGAGGCGACGCGGCCCCATATGTGGCTGACGCCACCGAGTTCGACGCCATCGAAGCCGACGTGATCGGGGAGCTTGCTGTTGAAGCGATTGGTGAAGTCGTCATTGCGCAGCAACGTGCGCACGATGTGCCAGTACGTCGCGTCAAGGTCTTTCAGCAACTGCACCGGATCGTTGTTGCGCAGGATGATCTGAAAACCGATCGGCACGTGATGGCGCAACCGGATTTCGCTTTGGTTGAGCATGCCGTCCGGCGACTGCCGCTCGCGCCCGAGAAACACCCCGAGAAACGGCACCTGCGACCACAACTCGACCGGCAGCGCGGCGGCGATGCGCTTGAACGTGAAGTTGGCGAAGAACGGATCGGCCGAAAGCGTGGAGAAAATCCAATCGAGGATGATCCACGAATAACTGTTGGTGTCGCTCGCCGACGCGACATCGCCCCCGACATAGCCGGTGTCGATATCCTCGTAGGTCGAGCGCGGATTGGTGATGGTGGTCATGGCTTGGCCCGGTGCGTTGGAATCGGGCCGTCCCACTTGCGCAGCCGCAGCGTGACTTCACCGCCGCCGTTCCAGGCCACGTCGGTCACTTCGTAGGTGCCGATGCCGTCAACGACGCCGCTCTCGCTGTCCTGCGGGATATCGATGATGTCGCCCTGCACGGGCGTCGGCTTGCTGATGTTGGCAAACTCGATCTCGCGGATGTCGAGAATGGTTTCCTGATCGGACAGGATCGCCAGCCCCATCTCGGTTTGCACGGTGACATCGCGGGTGTTGAAGATGCCGCGCGCGTAGTACGGCGCGGTGTTCGGCAGCGACACGCACGGATGGATGGTGAGATCGCGCCCGAACGCGTCCTGGCACGGCAGATAAACCAGCGTGGAAAAATTCAGTGCCATGGTTCACCACTTCAATTTCTCGGGCAGCAGCGCGCGGAAGCGCTCGATCAGCCGGTCGAATAGCTCTTCGCGCAAGATCGGCCGGTGCGCGGGTGTGACTCCGCGCAAGCGCGGCGTGGCGGCGGTCGGACGCATCTGACGACGCGTGAGCGGGCGCGCGTTCTGCGGCCCGCGATGCGTCTCGGCGTAGGTGCGCGAGCGCGGCCAGATCAGCGTGTCGGTGGTGTGATCGTCGGGCTGTTCGGAGTTCGGAAAGCGGCGGTGCATGTCCTCGACTTGCCACGCCATCAATTCCTGCCGCATCTCGCCCTGCCCGAAGGCCACGATGCGATTTTCCATATCGTCCAGGCGCGCCTCGACCGCGCTGGTATCGAGCTTGAATTCCATGACGGGAAACTTTCGCGCTTAGACTTCGAAGCGCATGTACTGCTTGAGCAGATTTTCCGCCGCCATCATCGTCGGCGACTTCGCGCCGAGCGAGCGCAGCAACACCGCGTTGGGATCGAAGAACGCGACGCGCGCTTCCTTGTGCGAGATTTGCCGGATGCCCGCCGTCTGCGCCGCGATCATGCGGATGCGCTCTTCGCGCATCAACAGGATGCAGGCGTGCTTCAACGGCTTGGGCGCTTCATCCGGCAGCGTGTAGCCGCCCTTGTAGTGCACGATGACCGGCGCTTGCCATTGCAGCGATGCGGGCATGCTGACGGTGACGTTCGACAGCTTGCCCGACGCCGTTTCGAGTTCGTACTGCGTGGGATCGAGATCGACGCCAGCGGCGTTGACGCTGATCAGATCGGATTGCAGCACCGGCCAGTGCGACAGGAAGAGTCGGCCGTTGCCGATCTCGCGCCACGTTTCCAGCACTTCTTCCTTGCCGAAGGTCACCGTGGGCTGGCGATTGGCGATCTCGGCGCACGTCTCGGAAAAAATCTCGATCATGAATTCGAGCGTCGGGTCTTGCGACGTGTCGGCGGCGTTGATGCCGAGCAACATCTTGGCTTCGTCCAGCGTCAGAAGATCGCTGTTCGCGGCCGGGGTGATGATCTCGATCGTGCGATCGGCCACGGGCGCTACTCGCTCTCGCTGTGGAATTGTTCGAACAGCGGACGAAGCTCAAGCACCGCCCCGAGCGTGCCGTCGCTGAGCACCGGAGTGGCGCGGTAGCGCTCGCGATCGAGCCGCCAGCCTTGGATGCTGACACCGGGCGCGCCCGCTGGCCCGCGCTCACCGCGCTCGCCGCGCTCGCCCGCGATGCCACGCTGGCCTTGACGGCTGATCATCTGCCAGCCGTCGCCGGGGCAGGCACCGGGGTCATCGCGGCGCGCCATGAACGCCCCGCCATTCACCGCCACGATCGCGAGCGCCTTGTAGTGGCGGTCGGGCTCGTAGGTGCTCTCGACCGTGGGCACCGGGGCGTCGCGCCCCGCTGCCGCGATCAGCGTCCAGTCGGCGTGGTGCATCGGCGCTTGCGCGCTGTCGCGGTTCGCCTGCCACGTCGCGCCGTCGTGGGTGAAGACTTCGCCCTCGTAGGCGATGACGCCGGTTTCCCAATGTTTCACGGGAAACAGCTTGCCCATCGGACCCGCCGGGCCGCGCTCGCCGGGGTCGCCTTTGTCGCCCTTGGCACCGGGGTCACCGATCGGCCCGGCAATGCCGGTTGCGCCGACTTCGCCCTTCGGCCCGATCGGGCCGGGTGCACCGGGAACGCCGCCCTCGCCGGGCGCGCCGGGTGGGCCTCGATCGCCGGTCTTGCCGATCAGGCCGGGAATGCCACGCGGGCCGGGCATGCCGCGCTCGCCGCGCTCGCCCTTGGGGCCGGGCGGACCTTCCGGGCCGATGATCGACAGCCCGTCAACGCCCGCGCGCCCCGGCGCGCCGTCGCGGCCGTTCAAACCGGGTAAACCACGCTGACCTTGTAAGCCGGGCTGACCTTGTGGGCCGGATTCGCCGCGCTCGCCCTGTGGGCCGGGCGGACCTACCTCGCCGGGCGCGCCGGGCTCGCCCCGTTCGCCCCGATCGCCGGTTGCCCCAGGCTCGCCGCGAGCCCCGGCTTCGCCAGCCGGTCCACTTTTGCCGATGATGCCGGGTGCACCGGTTTCCCCACGCTCGCCGCGCGGACCCGGCGCGCCACGCTCGCCCTGCGGGCCGCGTTCGCCGGGGTGTCCGTCGAGTCCTGCAAGGCCACGCTCGCCACGTGGGCCGGGAGCACCGGGAGGCCCCTCCGGACCAACAATGCTAACACCGTCGCGACCGGGCGCACCTTCGCGCCCCGCTGCACCGTCACGACCGGGAAGGCCACGGTCGCCCTTGGCACCGCTCGCGCCAGGATCACCCTTTGCGCCTGCCACGCCGTCGCGACCGGTTGCACCGGCCGGGCCGGGTGGTCCGGCTTCACCACGCTCGCCGGGCTCGCCGGGAGCACCGTCGAGTCCGTCCGTACCTCGATCGCCTTTATCGCCACGGTCGCCCTTCTCGCCTTTGTCGCCCTTGGCACCGGGAGCGCCGCGTGGCCCTTCCGAGCCACGCGCGCCCTGCGGCCCCTCCGGGCCGATGATGCTCAGTCCTTCGCGGCCCGCCGCACCCGGCGACCCCGCTTCACCGCGCGCGCCTTGCGCGCCGCGCTCACCTTGCGGCCCTTGCGAGCCCGCTTCGCCTTTCTGGCCATCTTGCCCTCTTTCTCCGCGCTCACCGCGCGGACCAGTTTCGCCAATGAGTCCTTGCGGACCCGGTTCACCGGGCAAGCCCTGCGCCCCACGCTCGCCATCGCGACCGGGAGCGCCCGGTTCGCCCTGCGGCCCGACCGTACCGTCGTGGCCGTCATGGACCGATGCGAGTCGCTCAGTGACCCGTTGCTCGACCAAGGTGTCGATCTCCGACATCTTGGTGCGCAGCACCGATTCGTACTGTGCGGCCAACTCGGTGATGCGCGCTTGCAGTTGCGCGATCGTACGCGCCGCTTCCGACTCGATCAGTGCGCGCTCACGTTGCCACGAAGCGCGCTCGCGCGCCAGCACTTCGCCGAGCGCTTCGCGCCATTCGTCAAGTAATTCGTCGGCGGCTGACCCGATCGGCGGCAGCAAGGATTCGTCGCGCCTCTCTTCCATAGCTGTCATGGGACTTCTGCTGCGGTTTGGGGATTTGAATCGGTGCGGCCGGGGGCTGGCCGCTGGCGGGCGGTGACGGCGGCGGATGCGGTCCTGTCGTGCCGCCGGGCACCGGCTGGATGGCAGCGGCGGCCGACAGCGGCACGACCTGTTGCTGCATGCGCGGCTCGTCGCCGAACTTCACGTCGTTGAGCCCTTCCTGATTGCGCGCTTCGTTGGGCGCGAAGATGCCGCCCATGACGCCCTCTTTCAGCGCCGCGATGCGGTCCTTGAACGCCGAGCGCAACAACGCCTCGGTGGAAAACTCGGTGTATTCGTCGGGCTGGCCCTTGAGCCCGTACAGCTTGTCGAACGCCTGTTCGGTGTGTTCGAGACAGAACCCGAGTCCGGTCGCGATCCAGAATTGCATCAACGCTTCGGTCGAGCCGAAGCCGCTGCCGCCCTGGCCGAGAATTTGCAGCGGGATGCGGAACACCAACGCGATGTTCTCTTTCGACATCTTCATCATCTCGGCGATCTGCGAGTCGCGACCACCGAACGACCACGGCTGCACCTTGAGCCCGGCGGTGAGAATCGGCACTTTGCCTTGGTTGATGCCCTTGGCCTGTTCGTCCCACCGATCGCGCAACGCCTGCACCTGATCCTTGTCGAGCGCGAGATCGGTGGACAGCACGGCCGATGGCCGCGCTTGGTTCATGTAGAATTGAATCTGCTGCTGCGTGATGGCGTCATAGATCGACATATCGCCGAGCGCCGACAGCAGCGGCGTCTGACCCCACAGCGGGAACGGATAGCGGCGATCGGCATGCAAGCGGATGTGCAGCACGTCGCGCTCGGGCACCATCAACGGATATTCGGTGTCGCCGAAAAGCTCGTTCTGGATGACGGCGTTGCCCGCCAGCCGGTAGAACACGTCGCCGGTCTCGGCCACCACCGGGCGCGAGATGCGCGAGTCCATCAGGTGTAGCTCGGTGACTTCGAAGCGGTCGTTGCGCAGCGCCAGCGCGTAGCCGTTGCCGTCGAGATAGAGTTGCCGGATCGCATTCAGCATGAAGTCGCTGAATGTCTGATAGGCGTTCGGCGCGCGCAGGACGCGCGACAGCGCCGAAGTGGTCACCCGGTCACGGCCGCCCTTGCTGTTCTTTTTCCAGTGATCGCCGGGGCACATCGCCATCGTTTGCGAGTATGCCGACACGCACGCCTCGACCATCGCCGAGCGCGCGCCGATCGGAATGGGGTCCATCCCCATCTGCCACCAATTGGTGGGCACGCCATCGGGCAGCCAGCCGCCCGTGATCGGCAGCACGTACGGGCCGGGGCGCGGCTCGCCCTCGACCGCGCGCACGATCGTGCGGAGCGTCCTGGCAATGAGGGCGCGTGCGTTGGCCACGGCGATAACCTATCGAGGGGAAAGGGAAGTCCCGGCCACGGCAATGGCCGGGACGCGCACTGACACTAGCGTGCGGTGCCTAGCGTGCGGTGCTCTGGCGAGTCTGATACGAACCGCGCTCGCCCGCGCGGCCTTCCATCTGGCGATGCTCGACCGGCACTGCGCCGAGATCGGGATCGCTGCCGTCTTCCGACAGCTTTTCGAAGCGCTTGCCCATGGCGGCCTGATCGTTCTCTTCTTGCGTTGGGGTCGGCCGCCCCTTGGTGCGTTGGGCAAACTCGGCATGCGACCGCTGCACCGCTTCACGTTGTCCCGCCAAGCGCTGCTTGGCGGCTTCGCTGAGTTCCTGATCCGCCATGATGGTGGACTCCTTTCGGTTGCACCCCCTGTCCGTCAACCGTCGAGCTTACTCTTCGGTTTCACCCTTGGGGGCGGGCGCGGGTGATGGCGCGCGCCGCGTGCGCGGTTCGGGCGCGGGTGATGGTCTCGTTTCGCGCTGCGGCGGCGCATCGGGCGGCTCGATCTCCGGACCTTCCGACTTGCTGTAGGTGTCGGGCGGGATCACGCCCACGTCGAGCGGCGCGCCATCGTGATCGTGCTTGACCGGCGCGCCCGCTTCCGTCGCCAGATCGTTCTCTTCCTGAGTCGGCGTTGGTCTCACGTCGGCCATGACGAAATCTCCTAGCTTAGAACGGGGAAACGCGGGCGAGCGTGCCCGCCCGCGTCACTGATTCGCGTCTTAGCTCCAAGTGACGTTCTGAGTCCAGGCGACGGTGCCGCCGCGACGGATGGCCCAATTGAGCGGCAGGATCATCCGCAGCGCGAGGCTGTCGGTCTGGAAGAGCGAACGCTGCGGCGACGCGGTGACGGCAGGCGAGCCGCCGACCAAATCCGCAGGCGAGGTATCTTCCATGTGCAGGGTGGCTTGGTCCGACATCTCGAACCGCATGTTGTCGCCCTGCATGGTCACGAAGTCGGCGGCGTCGATCAAGACCAGGGTCTTCACCGGCACGGTCGCCGAATCGATGATCGGCAGATTGGCGAGCGTGCCCCGGCCGATCTCTTCCTTGAACGGGAAGATGCCGGTGTTCGGAGCCATCGACAACGCCGCCGACAGCACGTCGCTCGGATTCATCAGCCACGTGGGGTTGCGGATGTTGCCGTAGGTGCTCGCGGTCAAGGCACCAACGAGCGCCTTGATGTCGCCGATCAGCGCGGTGAGCCCGCCGCCCGCCGTCGCGCCGGTCGCCGCCACGCCCGCGAGAATGCCAGCGGGACGGATGGTGGTCGCGGCGTTGGCGTCGAGCAACACGGTGTCGATCGCGACCGCCGTGTCCTCTTGGATGGCTTGCCGCAGCACGCCCTCGATCGCGGGGATGCTGTGCTCGTCCATTTCCCGCGTCCACGTGGTGATGACCGCCATCTTCTTGGGGATGAAGGTCTGCGCCGTGAACGCACCCTGCCGCACCGGGATCGCCATGCCCTCGCCGACGAACGAACCGGCGATGGTGGGCGTGCGCGAGCGGGTCGGCATGATGATCTTGCCCGCGCGACCGAAGCTCAAGGTGAGCCCCTTCGCGGACAAGCGCGGGAACACCGACTTCGGCAGCAAGAGCGCCATCATGTCGGTGTAGACTTGCTGCACGAGTTCGGCTGCCCATCCGGTGACCGTCGTCATGGCTGGCGCGGAAGCCGCCCGCGTCATCCATTCGAACACGGTCTTGGTTTCCTCGGTGCCGTACTCGGGGAACACCTGCGCGATGCGCATGCGCGCCACGTCGGGCATCTGGCCCCACACCTTGGCGCAGTACGAGATGACTCCCGCCTTCACCAAGTAGTCCAGGGGTTCCCATTCCTTCTTGCGGCCCGGAACGATGACCGCACCCCCCGCGTCACGCTCACGGCGTTCGGCCGTGGTGGTGATCGCGGTGGTGGTGACCAGCGCGCGTCGGCGCGTGTCGCCGCCGTTGGTGGCGTCGTTCGGGTCGATGGCCTGTCCGATCGCCTTCTCGGCGTTGACCAGCATTTCGTGCGTCTTGCGAAGCTGCGTCAACTCCGCATTCAGCGTGTTGGTGGTGTTCAAATCGGCGTCGCTGACATTGGCGTCATTGATCTTGCCGAGATGATCCTCCAACGCGGCCGTCTTGTTCGCGATCTGCTCTTGCAGGTCCGCGATTCTCTGAGCGAGCGCACTCATGG